TATTCCAGGACGTGCATTCTACTTTGAGACATATCTTCCAGAGTATGCAGCAATGTATGATAAACTACCAATTGCTGCTTTCTTATCCAGGCCTGAAACTCCTGATCCTGATATGAATCTACCTAACCTACAGTTCTGGAATTGTATGGATTATGGTGTGGTTAGTATTGCAAAACAGTTCATTGGATCTATGGACTTTGAACTATATACAAGAGATCATGGTAATATGAAAGGTACATACATTTGTACCATTGATAACTATCATGCAGATCCAGATGTGATTGACTATGCAACATCTGAGAACCCTGCTGAACATAAGTCTCATAACTTGATTGAATTGGAGAATGGGCAATATGCCTTGTATCCAAACAATCGTATGAGAATCTTTGATAATAGTCTTACACCTGCCGAACCCCTTCAACCAGATTTCAAAGTATCTACTATTGAATACTCTGTAGAGAATGGTTTTGATCGACTAGGTATGGGACGTGAAGACGAATACTTTTGGAAAACATCTAAGGAGAGAGAAAATGGGTGAACACGAATTCTTAAGAGAGATTGCAAATGATAAGCAAAACCCTCGACAAATGAGGAAGGTAAACACAGATGGACTTTTTGAAGCAACTGATTGTTCTGACCCTGATCATATCTGTACTTGTGGTTCTGAACAGATAACATTAACTGAGGATTAGTGTTCTAAATAAGGTAGAATTGTTGTATCAAACAAGTGCCTGCTGAAAGAATTAGCAAAGGTTTTAAAGACATTAGTGCAGTCTTTGAGGTCAATCCGTTAAACGATGATCTCATTGCACTAAAAAATACTAATGCTATTTCTCGTTCAATTCGTAATTTAATTTTCACTGTTCCTGGTGATAAACCTTTTAATCCAACTCTTGGATGTAGAGTATCAGAAATGTTATTCGATCCTATGGATAAGATTACCACTAGTGCAATCAAAAGTGAGATTGAAGAAACTATCAGAAACTATGAACCTAGAGTTAATCTCAATAAAGTTATAGTTAATGAGGATTACGATGATAATCAATACAATGTGATTATCAACTACACTGTTATAGGTATTGAAGCTGATGCACAACAACTCTCATTCGCTTTAGAGCTAACCAGGTAAAATGCCTCTAGTAAATTTTAGTAATCTAGATTTCGATCAGATCAAGGCATCTATTCAAGATTATCTTCGTGCAAATTCTAATTTCACTGATTATGATTTTGAAGGATCGAACTTATCAACGATAATCGATACTCTAGCATACAACACTTATATCACTTCATACAACGCCAACATGGTGACGAATGAGGTGTTTATCGATAGTGCAACATTAAGAGAGAATGTTGTATCACTAGCACGAAATGTAGGATATCTCCCAAGGTCAAGAAAAGCACCTGTAGCTAATATTTCTTTTGTTGTTGATGTAAGTACAACAACTGCCACCACACTAACACTTAAGGCTGGTATTATTGGTTTATCAGGAAGGAGTGGAAGCCCTTCATCAAGAAACATTCCATTCTCTATTCCTAATGATATTACAGTTAATGTAGATGAGAATGGTATTGCAAACTTTATTGATATTGATGTATATCAAGGAACATACCTAAAACAAACCTACACAGTATCTTCTCGTAATCAAACACAGAAGTTTATACTACCCAATAGTGGTATTGATACTTCATTGATTCGTGTATCAGTTAAAGAATCAGAATCTTCTACTGTTACTAGAGTATACAAACAATCTGATAGTTTGTTTGAGATTGGCCCAAACTCACCTGTATACTTCCTTCAAGAGATTGACTCTGAAAGATATGAGGTGATGTTTGGTGATGGTGTTATTGGAGTTAAGTTACAAGAACCAAACTACATTGAAATTAATTATATCACATCTAATGGTTCTGAGGGTAATGGTATATCGAATATCAAATATAGTGGAACACTGAGAGATAATAATAATAGAGCAATTACGAGTGGAGTATCACTTATAACTGTTAATGAACCATCTTATGGTGGTAGTACTATTGAGAGTGTGGAATCAATTAAGAAGTATTCTACTCAGATATATTCATCACAGAATAGAGCTGTTACTGCAGGTGACTACGAAGCTATTATTCCTATCATCTATCCAGAGACTGAATCAGTTTCTGCTTTTGGTGGAGAAGAACTCACACCACCACAATATGGAAAGGTTTATATAAGTATCAAACCTACGAATGGTGTTTACTTATCAACTAACATTAAGAGAAATCTTTATAATCAAATTCGTAAGTATTCTGTAGCTGGTATTGATTCAGAGATTATTGATCTTAAGTACCTNTATGTGGAAACAAATTCACAGGTATATTACAACAGTAATAAGGCTCCTAACTCAAGTTATGTTTCTTCTCTAGTTTCAAATAATATCAATAGTTACTCTGATTCTACTGAGTTAAATAAGTTTGGGGCAAGGTTCAAATATAGTAAATTCCAAAGAATCATTGACGAAAGTCATGAATCTGTTACCTCTAATATTACAACTGTTGATATTAGAAGAGATATGGAAGCTGTATTGAATAACTTTGCTGAGTATGAGATTTGTTTTGGTAATCGTTTCCAGATTCAAAATCATGGACACGGTACTCATCAAGGACAAGTTAGTTACAACATCAGATCTTCGGCATTTAAAATTAGTGGTATCTCTGATAGTGTTTATTTTGGTGATAGTCCCAACTCTGATCTGAAGACTGGAACTATTTTCTTATTCAAACTCAACTCCCCAACTGAACCAGTAATCTTAAGAAGAGGTATTGGTACTATTGATTATGTTAAGGGTGAGATTAAACTGAACCCAATCAATATTATTCAAACTGAAGTATATCGTGGAACTAACTTAGTTGAGATCTCAGCAACACCTTATTCAAATGATGTTATTGGGTTACAAGACCTGTATCTCCAATTAGACCCCTTCAATACTAAGGTAAATATGATTACAGATAGAATTGCATCAGGAGCGGATGTTTCTGGTACTAACTACCTTGTAAGTTCAAGTTACGCAAATAACTTAGTAAGAAGAACTCCTATTGTATCTTCTTCTACAAGTACAGATTCTACTGAAGCTGGAGCAACTGCAATTTCTTCTAGAGTGGCATCAACACCTAGTTCAACTTCATCAGCATCATCATCTAGTTCATCATATTCCTACTAATATCAGACAATGGCAGTAGATAGAGTTAAGTTCCAGGACATTGTTGAGAGTCAATTTCCTAGATATGTTCTGGAAGATTTTCCTCTTCTTCCAGAATTTGTAAAGCAATATTATAAATCACAAGAGTATCAAGGTGGTACTTTTGATCTAATTCAAAATATCGACCAGTATGTAAAGGTTGATCGATTATTTGATCTTAAAAATTCTACACAACTGAATGTAGATCTAGATTATACTGCCACAACAATTCCCACATCACCCCTTACTAACTTTACAGAAGGGTTCCCAGAAACCAATGGTCTCATCAAGATTGACGATGAGATCATTCATTATCAATCGATTAGCAATAATTCGTTTATCAACTGTACCAGAGGGTTCAGTGGTGTAACAACATATATTACAAGTAATTCTCCTGACACTCTAACTTTTGAATCTACAGAGGTAGATGCACATAAGAAGAATTCAGTAATTCATAATCTAAACATCGTCTTCCTTCAGGAGTTCTTTAAGAGAGTTAAGAATCAAATCTCTCCTGGATTCAATGAGAGAGAGTTTTATGATGGATTAGATCAAAGAAACTTCCTCTATAACATAGACAGTTTCTACAAATCCAAAGGAACTGATACATCATTTAAGATTCTCTTCAGAGCTCTATATGGTGAAGAAGTAGAGGTTATTAAACCAAGTGAGTTTCTGTTCAGACCTTCTGATGCAGAATACAAAGTAACAAAAGATTTTGTTATAGAACAAGTAATTGGTGATCCACTTCTTCTTAAGAATCTTACTTTGTTTCAAGATTCTAGTAATTCAAGAGGTTCAGTATCTGATGTAAGACCTATTGATTATGGAGAAGGTCAGTATTATCAAATTAGTGTTGACTCTGGTTACTCTAGAGATATTGATGTTCGTGGATCGATCTTTGGTGAATTCAAAGTTAATCCCAAAACACAGATTCTCAATAATGTATCTGCTGGATCAACTATCATTGATGTTGATTCTACCATTGGATTTCCATACACAGGTAAGTTACTTCTTCAGGATGAAAATGGTGACCCAGTTTCTGTTGCATATACAGGAAAGAGTGTTAATCAATTCTTCGATATTACTGGCATCGATCAGGATTTCAATAAGAAACGTGGTGTTCGTTTAGATGATTATTCATATTCTTATGTTGGATTTGATACAAGTAATCCAATTCGTGTTCGTATCACATCAACTCTCAAAGAGTTTAAGTTAAGTAATGATTCTTATTACTACAATAAGGATGATACTATCAATATCCAATCGTTGGGTATTGAGAGAGGAGATGAGAGATCTCAAAACTGGTATTCCAATGTTAAAACACAATGGAATATTGAGAGTATTGAACTCATTGATGAGCTGGAGAATTCGTATGCCATCAATCTGTATGATGAACATTTCCTGAGGCCAGGTTATGAGGTTGTTCTGATAAGCAATAGTGAGTTACAACTTCCTGGAACTGTAATTCGTTCTTCTTCTAAGAAGAAGTTCCTTGTAAAACTTGCAGCAAATATTGGAAGTATCTCCTATGTTAAAGTAGAGAATCAACTTCTCAAGGGCAATTCTGGTAAGTATCCAACTCTCAACAACTTTGTTGCCAATGTTCAGAATGTATATCAGAAGTTTAATGGTGATGTAGCAGTTGCATCTAATTCAATTCCTAACTATTCGGATGTACTCATCAATCCTTATGATAAGAAGATCACATTCTCTGGTTCACCTGAGCCAGATTCAGAAACATTAATTCTTACAAGTAATAGTGATCATGGGTTCTTAACTGGTGATACTATTTTCTATAAACCAGGTATTATTACATCCACAACAATTACTCCTGATGGTATTGAAGTTAGTATTGATACGGAAAGTAAGTTCAATGATATTGATGCCAATGTTTATTATGTTAAGAGATTAAACAGCACTAGTATTAAACTTTCAAGATCTAGATCAGATATCTTCTTTAATAAGTTCATCAAACTTGTTGGTGAGGTAGTAGATAATGAGTTTATCTATTATGAATTCTATAATAAGAAACTATCTCCACAAAATATTGTAAGAGAAGTTCTTACACCTAATAATAGATCAGGAAGTTATGAAACAGAACCTGGATATAATGGTGTATTGGTTAATGGTGTTGAGATTCTTAACTACAAATCTGGAGATGGAATCAAGTATGGTGATTTAACAACTATTGAAATTACTAATGGTGGTGATGGTTATGATGTTATCAATCCCCCTATTCTGAATATTCAGGATGATATTGGTATTGGAGCTACAGGTGATGTATCTGTCACAGGAGAATTTGTCAGTCTCAATCTAATTGATCGTGGTTATGATTATCTGAATGTTCCAACAGTAAAAATTACAGGTGGTGCTCCCACTGTAGATGCTGTTGCTGAAGTGAATATGACGACCATCGTAAATAATCTTTCCTTCAATACAGAAGAAGGTGCTGGTCAGATTGACATTGGACTTGATTCAATTGGTTTCACTACATTTCACAAACTGAATGTTGGAGAGAAGGTAGTATATGATCCTAAAGATGGAAATCCAATTAGTGGATTATCTACTAATGCTTTCTATTTTGTGGAGTTGGTTGACAACTTTAAAGTTAAACTTCACATCACAGAAGATAATGCAAGAGTTGGAATCAATACTGTAGCTATTAAAGGTTATGGAACTGGTTATCAGAGTTTAGTTACTGTTGATCGTAAGAGTGTTGTTGGTAGTATCTACATTACAAATCCTGGTAAAGGATATAAGAACAGAAAGAGAACTATTCCAGTTGCAGGAATCAATACTGCACAGAATCGTTTTGAGATTCCCAATCATGGATATTCCTCTGGTGAGATTATTAAGTATTCCACAACATCTAATGGTATTGTTGGTTTATCTACTAATGATCAGTATTATGTGAGAAAGGTAGATGATAATAACTTCTCACTTTCCTTAGTTGGAAGTGGTGCAACAGATAAGAAGTATTTCTATGATAGGAATGTCGAAGTTAATTTCACAACAAGTGGTGATGGTAGTTTCAACTATCTTCCTATTGAAGTAAGTGTTGAAGGTATTATTGGTGTTACTACAACCACTGGTCAGAACTTCCAGTGTAAGGTTCAACCATTCTTCAGAGGATCTATCGATTCAGTTGATCTGACAGAAAATGGGGTATCTTATGGTTCTTCTGAGATTGTCAATTTCAATAGACAACCCAATGTCACTTTTGAGAGTGGTAAGGAAGCACAATTGACACCTATTATTAGTAACGGTCAGATTGTTGATGTTATTGTTAATGAAGGTGGTATCGGGTATAACTCTCCTCCAAACCTCATTATAGAAGGTGAAGGTTCGTTTGCAAAACTCACACCAGTTGTTGATAATGGTGCAGTTGTATCTATTGACATCATAAGTGGTGGTGCAGACTATATTCCTGGTTCTACTCATATTGAAGTACAACCAGCAGGAAAGAATGCAGAAGCAGAAGCTATCATCAGAAATTGGAATGTTAATATCTTTGAGAGAGACTTTACTAATATTGAATCTGATGATGGATTTATCGATGAGAGTATTGATGACACTTCCCTTGAGTATTGTCACCTCTATGCTCCAAGACCACTGAGATCTAATACTTATGTTGTATCTGGTGATGATGAAACACAATATGGTATTCCTGATCTTACCTTAGCTGGTGGTGTAGAAAAAACAAGTTCCTATCACTCACCTATTCTTGGTTGGGCATATGATGGCAACCCAATCTATGGACCTTATGGATTCACTGATCCTGAGGGTGGTAATGTTTCTCAGATGGTTTCTGGTTACGAACTATCACAAACTGATAATAGACCTCCCACATCATTGTTCCCTCTTGGTTATTTCATTGAGGATTATATCTTCACGGATAGAGGAAACCTTGATCATCATAATGGTCGTTTCTGTGTAACTCCTGATTATCCAAATGGTAGATATTGTTACTTCTCAACTCTGAATCCTTTCAGTGTTGATTCTTCTGGTCCTTTCAAGAATTATAAAAGACCTGTATTCCCATATCTGATTGGTAATAGTTTCTATTCAAAACCAAATATCAATAACTACAAAACATTAAGTAATCAAGTAGATTACAACTTTGAAAATGGTGAGTGGTTTAGAAATACTTTAGATTATCATACCAATAATGATAATAGTGGTTATGAGTATGTGTTCAACTCTGATAAAGAGAAGAACCAAACACTAGATGTTGTAGGTGCCTCTAGAGGTTCTGTAGAAAGTATTGGTATTGTTACTGGTGGTAATTCCTACAAAGTTAATGATAGAATTATCATTGATGATAAGAATTTAAGTGGTGGAACTAATGCACAAGGCCGTGTAGATAGAGTATCTGGTAATGATGTAAATTATATTAATTATGATGTAACTTCTGTTGATTCTGTTGAGTTTGGAACCATTCTGAGTGTTAATCAGTTCATTGGTTTTTCTACACAATCAATTCCATTCCAATCACAAGATGAAGTATTTGTATCAGGATTATCTACTAACTTTAATTCATATTCAGGTACACTTAATCTGAAGATTGGAATTAGATCAGATAACTTCCTATTGACACTTGGTGTTGCTGGAACATCAGTTACTGGTCTTACTACCTATTTCTATATTTCTGGTGATCTAAACTACCCAACTCTTCGTGAGAATGATATTCTTGGTATTGGAACAGAGAATGTAAAAGTTCTCAATATTGATTCAAGATTAAAAAGAATTCGTGTTAGAAGAGAGTATGATGGTGTTTCCACTGGATTGGCACATACTAATGGTGCGGTTCTATCTGGAGATCCTCGTAAATTTACAGTTAATGTAGGATCACTGAGAACTACTAACACACTTGAAGTTAATAAAGAGTATTACTTCTATCCACAGGAAGTTGTGGGTGTTGGTACTGTTGTTGGTACTGGTTCAACCATTGCTTTCTCTAATCCTGGTGCTGGTGTTACTCAGAAGTTTATTCCTACTCAGCAAATCTATATTCCAAATCATGGTTTCAGTGTAAATGATAGAGTTTATTATAACAAGCAAGGTGGAACACCTATTGGTTCTTGGAATGGAATCTCCACCACTTATAAGAACTTAGATCTATATGAATTCTTCTATACTGCACCAACCAGTAGAGATTTCATTGGTCTTTCTACTAACAAGATTGGTATGGGATCTGAAGGTTCCTTTGTTGGTGTTGGAACTACTTCTAGTCTTCTTTACTTCACATCTGTTCCTACTGATGATTTCCATAGTTTCCTTACAGATAAGGACAATATATTAAGTGGTAGGGTTTCAAGAACAACAGTTAATGTTGGAACTTCTGGAACACATGGTCTTCAGAGGAATGATAAAGTTTATGTAAATGTAAAACCAACTACTACTATACCAGTAAGTGTATCTTATGATGACCCTTCAAGAAGAATTGTATTTGATCCTAAAAATATCATTACTACCAATATTGTCAAGAATACGGTAACTGTTATTGATCATGAATTTAAAACTGGTGATAAAGTTCTTTATAAAGAAGGATTATCACCTATTACTGGTTTAGATAATGATTCACTTTATTATATCTACACATACGATACTAATTCACTACAATTAGTGAGGGAGAAGTATGAGTTATTAAAGAGTAGGCCTCAAGTTATTGATATTTTATCAAATGGTAATGGAACCCTCTTTAAGGTAAATCCTCCTATTGGTGTACAGAGAAATAATAAACTCACATTCAATCTTTCTGATCCATCACTCTCCTTTGATGTAAGTGGTATTAGATATCCTGCTTTTGAACTCAGAATCTTCACCGATAGTGAGTTTACAAACATATTTGATACTAGTGGAATCAATTCAAAATTTGAAGTATCAAGATCAGGAATTACTGGTATTGATTCGGATGCAAGTTTGACAATTGAGATTTCTGATGAAGTTCCAACAAAACTTTGGTACAAATTTGTACCTATCAATAATGATATCATTACAAATGTAAAGAAAGAGATTGTTATTGATACCGATGTAGATTCCAGCAACACAATTGAAGTTGGAAAAAGTAGGTATGATGGTGCGTATTCTCTATCTGGTATTGGGTCAACTACGTTTTCTTATATTGTTTCTGGTGAACCCGAAAATAATTACTATGATATTACAAATTCAGTAACAACTTACGAAACAACATCTAGTACAGCTTTGGGACCGATTAGTCGCATTGTGATGTTAGATCAAGGTGCTAACTATGAAACTATTCCTGAAGTATCTACGGTTACTACAGATCATGGTACTGGAAGTATTCTGAAACCTCTTAGTAAGTCAATTGGTAAGATTCAGAGAGTTAAGTTTAACGCACAAAATATTGGATTTGATTATCCTACTGATGAAACTCTGAGACCTATTGCAAATCCACCTGAAATTCTTGAATTAGAGTCTTTGTCCTCCTTTGATTTTATTGGGATTAGTTCTGGTGGTAGAAACTATCTACAGGCACCTGATTTAGTTGTTATTGATGGTTATACAAGAGATGTTGTTGAAGATCTTGACATCTTCTACAATCTTGGTGATTCTCAGGTTACTATTCTCCAGAATACTACTGGAATGTATGACCTAACACCAGACATCATTACTATCAACAATACAAATGGTATTGGTATTGCATCTTTGTCATATACATCATCAACCAAAACTGTAAGATTGTATCTTGACTCAACATTCAGTGATGCAAGTGCATTCCCATACAATGTTGGTAGTAAGATCTTTGTTGAGAATCTAAATGTTGGTGTTGGATCGACGGGTAAGGGATATAACTCTGAGAACTATAGTTATCAGTACTTTACTGTTACTGCCTCTGATTCTAACCTTGGTGGTGGACCTGGTGCATATGTTGACTACAGCCTTATAGATTATTTGAGTGATGGAGATTTACCTGGACAGGTGGATCTTATAAATTCTGCTGGTAGGGTTATTTCTACTGATCATTTGCCAATCTTTAATCCAGTTCTCAAAAAGAACGTATTCTTTGAGAATGAAGTAATTCTACATGAAGGAATTCCTGATGGTAGAGTTGAATCTTGGAATCCACGTACAGAAATCCTCAAAGTTGATACAAGTACAGAATATAAGATTGGTGATATTGTAAAAGGTTTATCATCAGATGCTCAGGGTATTATTCTCAATAAGACTGACTTTGATGCTGAGATTATCACTGGTGCTGGTGCAACTATAACTTATGGTTGGCAGAGAAACACAGGATTCTTGAATGATAATCTTGAGAAACTTCCCAATAATGAATATTATCAATCATTCTCATATTCAATCAAATCAACCATCCCTTATGATAAGTGGGAAGATCCCGTATCTTCACTGAATCACATTTCTGGTTATAGTAAGTTCTCTGATCTTCAGATCATCAGTACTGATGAAAGTTCTTTGGGAGTTGTTCAACCTCTTGAATCTGATGTAGATTCAGCTACTACTATTGTTAGTAAAGCAAGCCTCCATTGTTTCTATAATTTTGATTATGTAACAGAAAATCATTTCTACCTCAATGGTGTTCTATCTTCTAATGAAATCTTCTTTGAGAATAAGATTCTCTCAGATTACTTCCAATCAGTTGGTAACAGAGTTCTTGATATTGATGATTTTAGTGATCAATTCTTTAGTAATGAAAGGCCTACCAAGTATAGTAGTATTGAATCATTTGATCCTAATGATATCTACAATAAAGTATTCACATATGTAAGAGATAGAATTTTTACGGATGAGAGGCAGTTCTCCATCGTTTCACTGATTCAAAGTGATAGTGTTGGATATATGCAACAATATGCAACTATTGAAACTTATCCAGAACTCGGATATTTTGATTACTTCTCAACTGCTGATGGATGGGATCTTCAATTCTATCCTATCAAGTTTGAGGATAATGTGTATGATACATCTGTTATCTCTATTAGTATAAAAGATAATATTACCTCCATTGGTAATACCAATATTGGTAGTGTTGTTCTTTTAGATACTAACAGAGAAACAACTCCTGATGGAACACTAGAAACTATTGTTTCAGTATCATCTACTTACAGATCTGTTAAAGCTCTTGTTCTTCAAGAAGATCAGAATGGTGAATATGCATCCAATGAGTTCAACTTAATCCATGATGGAACTGATGTTCATATGGTGGAATATGGTGAGATGCAAACCAAACCTGGATCATACTCATCTACTGGATTTGGTACTTTTGGAACTAGATTAATTGGTGGTAATATTGTTCTTGAATACACACCTAATGTTGGAACTGCAGTTACAACAAACACATCTATTGTAGCTATATCTGATTCGGCTACTGGCATTTCTTCAATAACATTCCAAGATTCTAGATTGAATTCTGGATATAAGAGTATTGCATCTTCTGGATCACCGGTAGCTAATACAATCCTCCAGTTTGAGGAGCCTTATGCAACTGGGTACTATGTTGTATCTGTTAAGGATACAACTAACTCTCAATATGAGCTGTTTGAAGTTTGTGTTATCGCTTCTGAATCAAATGAAGGATTTGTTGAATGGGCTAACATCTACACTGGTGGAAGTATTGGCCAGATTGGAGTAAGTTCTACAACTAACTACACAAATCTAACATATACACCTAACGCAAACGCATCTGTTGAGGTTAGAACCTTTGGTATTGAACAAAAAATCTATGATGGAGATACAACTTCTGCAACTGGTTTAGATCTCAACAATGTGGAGATTCAATCAGATAGAGGATTGTATAGTGGTACTAAACTTGATCTAAGAACCGCATTTGATCTGAAACATGATGGCCTTCCAATCTTCCAAAGATTGTTTGCTGGTAATGAAGAAACAACATTCGATTTTGATAACAATATCCTATTCATCAAAGAGCACTTCTTTGTTACTGGTGAAAATGTTACATATTCTTATGATGGATCATTAACAACACAAGCTATTGGAATTGCACCTACTAATGTAACTGGCATTGGTGTTACTGATAAACTTCCTACAGATCTTTATGTTGTTAAGGTTGGTGATGGTAGTGTTAGATTTGCAGAAAGTGCAGAAAAGGCACTAAGATTGAATCCAGAAGTATTTGAATTCACTTCTGTTGGTATTGGAACCTCTCATAATATCACAGCTAAGAAACAGAACTCTAAGGCTCTGATTGCTGTTGATAATATGATTCAATCACCTTTGGCTGAAACTAAGGTTACATCAACCCTTGATAGTAGTATCGTATTTGATTCAATATTCTCAACCACTGGTGTTACATCTATTTCCGCATCTGATCTTATCAAGATTGATGATGAGGTGATGCGTGTTGTTACTGTTGGTGTTTCTGGATCTAGAAATCTGAGTGTTCAGAGAGCACAACTTGGAACAAACTTACAACCTCACCTTAGTGGAACTACTATCACTAAGATGACTGGTAGTTACAATATTATAGGAAGTACACTTAACTTTGTAGCTCCTCCATATGGTGCTGTTCCACTCTCTACCACAACTGGGAACCCCTCTGAGAGGGATTACACTGGGTTAACTACACATTCTACCTTCCAAGGTAGAACCTTCATGAGAACCGCTCCTGTTAACACACAGAGAGAAACTTATTCTACCAACCATGTATTTGATGATGTATCAAATGAATTTACAGGAATTAGAAGTGAGTTCAGCCTTACTAGTGGTGGCCAAAATATCACAGGATTCTCAACAGATAATGCTATTGTATTAGTTAACAATATATTCCAAGAACCACAAGGTGCTCAAGCAACTCAAGGAACATATAATCTTTCTGAAAATACCTCTGGTGTTTCATCAATCAGATTTAGAGAAAGTGGAGCAGTTTATGGATATGATCCTAACAGAAGTAACCTACCTATTGGTGGTTTCATTATTTCTATTGGATCTACATCAGGTAGTGGTTATCAGCCTCTGATTGGAGCTGGTGGTACCGCACTTGTATCCTCAACTGGAACAATCACATCTATCAGTATTGGTAACTCAGGTTCTGGTTATAGAAGTGGTTTGGGAACAGTATTTGTTGGTGTTCAAACCTCCAGTGTTGGAACTCCTAACATTGAGATTGTTGGTTCAGCTACTGTATCTAATGGTAGTATTACTGGTGTTACAATCACTAACCCTGGAAGTGGTTATACCACAACTAACCCACCACAAGTTGTAATTGATGATCCTGCATCCTATACAAACATTCCTCTGATATACAGTGGAAGTTCTGTACAAGGTGTAGGCCAATCAGCCACTGTTGATATTCAAGTTGGAGCTGATGGTAACGTTATTGATTATCAACTGAAACAGGAAGGTTTTGCTTATGGTAATAGTGAAATTCTAACTGTTCCTGTTGGTGGAGCATCTGGTATTCCTACTAGTGGAATCTTTAGTGAATTTCAAATTAATATTGATGAGGTATATACAGATGATTTTAATGGTTTCTCTTTAGGTGTTCTTCAAGTTCTTGATAACCTTGATTCAAAGTTTGATGGAATATCCAAATCATTCAGAATCTCTGTTAATGATGTTCCACTTTCAATTCAATCATCACCTGGATCACCTGTTGAAGTTGATAAAACACTTTTGATCTTTATCAATGATATTCTTCAACAACCAGAAGTTGCATATAACTTCAGTGGTGGTAGTACCATTGAATTTGTTGAGGCACCACAACCTGGTGATAGTTCTAAATTGTTATTCTATAAAGGTAGTGGAGATGTTGATGTTGTATTCACTGATGTTGTAGAAACAGTTAAAGTTGGTGATACATTGGATATCAACAACGATCCAGAACGAGGCCAGGGTATTGGATTGGATGAAAATCCAAGAACTGTTGTTGGTATTAATACTATCGATAGTGTTCAAACTAATACCTATAGTGATGTCGGTATCACTGAGGATACTACCCTCACAAGACCTGTAACATGGTGTAAACAACTCATTGATAAGATCATCAATGGACAAGAAGTTGGTAAGAATAGATTGGAATATGAACCACTCATCTATCCTACATCATATCTCATCCAACCTGTATCTCTTGCATCCACATTCGCTTATGTTGATAGTGTAAGACCTCTATTCGATACTTACACAGAATCCGGTGAGAGATCTTTCCAGAATAAGATTAAAATCTTATCACAAGATTCTTTAGTTGGAGCATCTGCTACGGCTATTGTATCTGGTCTTGGAACTATTTCTTCGATCAATGTTACTAATGTTGGAGCTGGATACACCCAAGCCGTTGATATTAGTATCGCATAGATCGGAAG